TATAACCAACGTTAACATAGTCTTGAGTTGCATATGGATCAATGTAGACCCGTGTGCGTCCATTAAGAACACCGGCAAAAGTATTACCTGTGTCATCAACGTTCAAGTTAGTTGACATTGCTGGTGAGTAGTCAAGCATGCCAGAAGCTGAGAGAGCAGAAGCAACATCTGATGAACAGATGATGAAGTTACCTTTACCCCGACGAGTTTCTTTAGCAATGATGTTAGCTTCACGCTCGATTTGAACGATCAGGCCTTTGAATTTTTCAACTGACCAACGACCGTCTGCATCTGTTGAGAGGTTGAAGATACCGTTAATTGCTGTGTTAGCAGTCAATGCACCAAGCTTAGCTTGTGAGTTAACTGTACGTACAACTTCACGGTTAATTTCAGCCATGATCTCAGTTGACAAGATGTTTGCCAACTCAGTCTCAGCATCCAGGCCATGAATGGCTTTAAGATCCTGAGCAAGCTCTAGGCTGTATTCTGCTTTCAGTGCACGGCTTTTCGCTGTGACTGTAGCTTTTTCGATGGTGAATCCCATCTCAGCAAACGACTCAGTAGTATCGCCAAGAGCTTCAGCTTCGGCGGTAGTATATGGATCGTTTCCATCGAGTGGATCGTTGATTGAGTCAGCGATTGTGCTGTCAGCATCAAGGTCATTACCGACGAGGCCGGATGATGATGTTTGAGCTGTAGTTGAAGAATCTCCGGAGAAGCCCATTGGTGCTTCGTTGAAGAGTGCTTCGTCGCCTGCTGATTTTCCTGCTTTAGTCTTTTCGAAGGTTGACTTCATTGCGAAGATCAAACCTGTTGGGCCGGACATAGGCTGAACACCACACATGTCGTATGCCATTAGGTTTGGCATTGCACGGCGTACCAAGGCAATCAGAACTGGATTCCAGTTAGCTGCATTGGCTGTATTGTTGGTTGGTGCTGCTTCTGAAAGCATTTGGCCTTGGGCCGCTTCTTCAGCAAAAGCACGCTCTTGGTTTTCTAGAATAGCAGCAGTAACTGCTTTCCTGTGATGATCTTGAATAGTACCGGCTGACTCTTCATTAAGTACCGGTGCCCATTTTTCGATCAGCTTATCGTATGATACGGTTTGCATTTCTTTGGACTCCCAAATTATGATTTATTAGTTTTTTGGATTGCGGTTAAGTACTGAGCCATTGAACCGGATGCTACTTGAACACCTTCGTCATCAGACACATCTTCCTCTATGGAAGCTGTCTCAGTAACCTTTTTAGTAAAGTATGATTCTTTAACAGTCTCTACTTTCTCAGCGAAAGTTTCTTCTGAATCAAAATCAATATCATTTACTAATGACTTTAGTTTTTCAACCTGAGTTTCGGCAAGACCCTCTGATGCTTCACGGATAATCTTTTCCCGCTTTAGCTCTTCGAGTTCTCCCATCATCTCAATGTTTTTAGCAGTTGTATCATTTAGTGACTCTTCGAGTTCTGATACTTGATCTGCCATTTCGTCAACTAAGTCAACCTTAGCTTCCGGAACTTCGATGTAAGACTCCTCAAACAAGTCTTTCAGACTTGACATGAAGTTCTCAGCAATTTCTGTTCTTAGGCCTGACTGGACTGCGAGTTTATTTTCTTCCATCCAGTTCTCAACCACGTAGTTAAGATATGTGTCGACTTTTTCAACTAGGTCAGCTTTAGTAGATTCTACTTCTTCTGCTAACTCTTCGTTGTACTTCTCTTCAAGGCGATCGATCTCTTCGGTCAGCTTAGACTTGATAGCTGCTTCAAAGATTGTCTCTGCTTTTGCCTTGAATTCATCTGACAGAGTTGCCTCTGATTCGACGAGTGCGTTTAGATCCTGAGAAAAATCAACTTGATAATCGAGTTCTGGAGCTTCAGCAATTGCTTCACCTTCAAAATTCTCTACATCAAAGTCGTCTTTTTTCATTGAATACATTGCCTGGAGCGATTGCTTATTCATCGCACCCATTCTAAGAGTCATAGCGGCCATCAAGGCTGCTTTCGTCTTTGGCATTGGATCTTGTTTAGTGTTGTCACTTTTACGCTTTGGTGCAGAACCTGTAGCGTCACCTGCTTTATCAACAGATGCTACAGACTGTGCCTCAGCATTTTTAGGATCGTGGCCCATTGCTTCCTCGATGTCTTCGTTCTCATCATCGAGGAGTTCAATGTCCTGATCTTCCATTTGATCTTCAGTCATAATTGACTCCTTTTACTATTTGAGCAACGAGAGGAAATTCTTAAACTCACGAACCTGCGTTTCATAAAGATCCGCACGAGGAGCTTTCTTAATTTCAGTCTCCATTTTTTCAATTGCTTGTGGTTCAATGATTCCGTTATTCCAAACCCATTCAACACCTTCCATAACTCCATTAACAAATGCGCTAGGTGCAGATGGATCTTGAACGATGTCTACCGCATTAAGAATAAAGTCGTCTTTGACGACCATTGCGTTACCATTGTTCTGCAAGCTTCCCATACCACGAGTTGATACGCCTAATTGAACTTTACCATCGAGAAGACCTTTAACAATCATTCCCATAGGAGTTTCCAATATAGTCGCCTTACCCACAACATCGTTACCTTTCCAATCAAGGGATTCGATCTTGTGAGAAACCTTGTCTAAATTAACGGTCGGTCCTTCAGGGTGATTTAACTCACCGACAGCTCTACCTTTAGATACTTGATCGCCAACATATTTGTTAACTGCTTTCTCCATAATAGGCTTTGGATATATCCGACCATTACGATTCTTTTGTTCGGCCTGCATAAATACACCTTCGATAGTATAACTTTTACTACCGTCTTCCTTCGCTTCGGTCATGAATTCAAGGTGTTGATCTGTGTATTCTGCGATTAGCTTCATTTTTTAGCCGCCTTTACAAATTCCATTCCAGCTTTCTTCGCCATACCGAGAGATGGATAACTATCTAGTTTTTCCATGTCTATGTAAGTGATGAATTTGCCTTTCTCTTTGTGGACCATAACTGTTTTACCATCAATTTTTTTATCGAAAACATGTTCACCGGGCGGCATGCCCTTTCCCATTTTTTCTCTTAATTCAACAAATGTTAACATTTCATAATCCTACCTTTATTTATACTTTTGTTTCTTTCTACTTAAAAGAATTATTCTTCTTCTTCGTCTTCATCGTCATAATCTTCATCGTCATCATATTCGGATTCTTCTTCATCTTCTTCCTCTTCATCGCCGTCTTCTGCTTCAAGGTCAAGTTCGAGCTGATCGTCATCTTCATCCCCCAGCTCGTCATCTTCATCTTCATCTGGCTCTACTCCGTTGAAAATCTGATCAGCCAATCTGATTTTTTCTTGGTCTAATAGATCATTTTGCCTGACTGTCATTACGTCACCAAAAATCTTATTGGCCCCGTTATAATCTTGATCCAACGCATTTGCAATTAAATCTTTTACATATTCATTAGGTTCTGCAACTGCATTCTCAGCTTCTTGCGCGTCTACTTCACTCACTGTCATCTCCTTGTACAGGTTTCAATTCAAATTTTTGTGATGGTGCTTGATCCTGTGGCTCTTCCTCAGGCTCTTTTTCTTGTTCACCATTGATTTCTTTATTCATTTTTTCTACGTCTTCATCGGAAAGCATAAGTACGTTCTTCTGAATCCATTCTTTGGAGAAGTATTCTCCAGCATAGTTATTGATTTGATCGAGTGTCTGTACTCTTTCTCTCAATACTTCCATATCACGTAATTCTGTAAAGTGGTTATCCCTTACATAGTCAACGGTAATATCGTTCTTCCAAGATTCCCAATCTTCTTCTGTTATGATACCTTTCAGAATAAGTTGAGTTCTGAGAATACCATAGAAAAGATGAGCAAATCTCATACGTAATCTATCGATAAACTTTTGGAATTTTAATTCATCTCTATTTACTTCAGTAGTTCTACCAAGACTAAACTGATTTTCTTGTTCCAATCGATTGAGTGGTACATTTAATGAACGATAAACTTTCTTTTGAAAGAAAAGTACATCATCAATTTGTCCTAAGTTCTCTCCACCGGGTAATGTAGATATTTCTGTACCTTTACCGCCTTCACGTCTTGGCAACCAGAAGTCCTCTAGCATTGACATATGCTTACGGTCATCTTTAATTTGACCTGTTGAAGCATCATACACAAGCTTATTACGATACTTAGTCATAATGTCTTTCATATATTGTTCAGCTTTACCGCGTGGTAAGCTACCAACATCTACATAAAAGATTCTGCGCTCAGGTGCACGTGCTAGGCGATAGATAACTAGTGAGTCTTCCATCATACGTAACTGATTGATAGGTTTCAATGCTTTGTGCAAGTATGAAACAATCTTTTTACGATCTTCACTTAACAAACCTGATGTTACATAACTAACAGCATCGTTAGTCATCTTAACACCAGATGTAGATGACCCTGGTTTTTCCTGATAGATATAAAACTCTTCGGTCTTCTCAATTATATCTGCACCGGTTACCGGATCTTTTTTCTTCTTAATCTTTTTGACCTTACGCATTTTTGCAGCATCGATAGGTCGTATTTCTTGAATACCTTCTTTAGGATTGGCTTCATTCAAAACGAGATGATGGTAGATTCTTCCATCTACATACCACCTGCGGAATATATCATGGCCCAACTCTTTGAAATTGAGCATTCCATATATGCCATCAAATTCTTCGTTAATTTTTTTCTTAATTGAATCTGGAGCTTTTACTTCTTCCATGTTCAATTTTAATGTTTGTTCTAATTGACTACCAGTAATTGCTTCATTAGTAATATCTTCGATTGCAGCATCAACTTCAGGATGCATTGCATTACCACGATATTTCATTATCAATTGATAGTTGTCTTTTGAATCGTCATCACCTAGATTCAGGTACTGACCATAGTGAGAACCAGATGCAGTTGCGTAACTACCACCCTCATCATCCCTTGGAGGAACGATAGATGGTAACTTCATCTCTTCTTTTTTCTTCGCGCGCTTTATTTCAAAACCAAATAGTTTTACGCCGTCTTGTCCTGATTGTTCTGCCATTATAATTACCTTACATTAAAGAGAAGAGCCGACCGTAGCCGGCTCTCTTCTATTTATTACTATGATGTGGTATTAGACTCGTAGTACTGGTATGCCCAGATACAGTTGAATCTTTCAATGTTATCATTATCGCCGTAGCTCAAAGTTATTTCTGACAAATCCTGTGGATAAGCACCACGGAATGTGTATGTCTTCAATACCGATGAGTCACGATCAAGCTGTTCAACCTTTAGATCTGCTTCGTAAGCGATTGGAGATGTAAGTCCAGTATTAGCACTATGTGCGTTAATACCGTTCATCCATCTTTCAATTGCATCACGAACACTAAAGTCGGTATCATTGATGATAGTAGTATTCCATTCAGCGAATGTCCTATCACCGGCCATCTTGAGGATACGTCCTCTAAATGCAACCGGAATGATTCCGAAAGTTGAACCGGGCAATGATGCAGCCTCACAAAGGAATGATGTCAATTCGGCATCACCGTTTGCAAAGCCCGGATAGTTAATAGTTACTTTAAAGAGGTTGGGACGTGCCCCACCGCCTCTAAGTTTCGACTTAAAATCGTCTACACCGAGAACAGCCATTTTACATTACCTCCTTAAACCGTGCCAACTACTTCTTCAAAATCAACACCTGTTCTAACTGCCACAAAGTTTAGAGTGACGTAGTTGATAGAACGTGCTGGTTTGATGAAGATGTTTGCGATGAACTCATTACGATCAACAATGGCTGGTGTATTGTTTGTCTCATCACAGACTACTCTAAAGTCTGTAATACCACGCCGGCCTTTGACTTCTCGAAGGACTGGCTCTACAATGTTGACAAACTCTGCTCTTGTAAATTCATCGTTGAATTCAAAGAGTACCTGTTGAGCGGCTCGGCCAATTGCTCTTTCGAGTACAAGGAAGAGTCTACGTACGTTAACACGATCGAATGCTGATGGTCGACCAAGCATTGTCTTATCACCGTAAAGAATTGTTCCTTGCCCTGGAATATTGGCAATTGGGTTTACATCTGCTTTATACAGTGTATCTCTTTGTGACTTATTAGGAGTATAGGCAAGGCCTGTAATTCCTAAGTAAGCACCACGTCGTTGACCGGCTGGAGAGAACCAAGGTGCTCTTTCGAGGTCAGTGGCTGCACAAATACCGGCAGTAGATGATGCTGCTGGTATAAAGATAAACTGATCATTATACTTATCATAAGTTTTCAGATAGTTATTATCTGCAACAAGGTATGATGAGTTTGTGAATGTATTGGCAGTTGCTACCACGTTAGTTACAGCAGTTGCGGCTGATGATACATTTACTACGTCATCTCTTGCTGGAGATGCATTTACTATACAGTCTTTGCGAAGTGACTGAGCAGTTGATACCAAGTCATTAACGACTGTGGCCTGATCAGTGCTGTTTGTCATTCCTGGTGCAATTAGGAAGTCAACTTCTACTTGGTTCTCATCTTCGAAAAGATCAAAACCAGCAAGGAACTCTGATGTTCCTAGTGCTCCTGAGTTTACACCACTTGTGAATGTGTGATCAACAGTTGATTTGCTTCCAGCCAAACCTGATGGCTTGACCTCAAAAGTATCTCCACTATCGATGTCAGTTCCTGCTCCAGCTGCGCTGAAGTCAGAATCAAATCCTACCATCCAAACATATTCGGAACGCTCGTTAATAACATCCTTAGCGAAGTTATTTGTTCCATCTGGATTCTTAGCATCTTTACCTACAGATACAAATGGGAATGTTTCTAAAACCGAACCTTTAGTTCCAGTAAACTTACCATCTTGGTCAATCACTACTGCATGCATTTCATCAAATGAAGCTGCACGATTAGAAGCATAGGTTGAAGTTTGTGGTGCTTTATCAAATTCGTTTTGATAAGCCCATCCACTAAATGTTGTGGCAGAGGATGAATCTGCAGGACAAACTGACACACGAATGGAGTTGCCAAGATCACCTGGATATTTCGCAACAAAAGTGTGTGAATTTGTATTAAGTGTTGACAGCTGTGAATTAAAATCTACTTCGTTCTTAACCATTGGTACAGGTAGTCCACCATCTGAATCAGCGGCAGTCTGCCCGATAATAGAACGAGAATTTTTAGCTGCACTAGTAGCTTCCCTCACTACTTGTAATGCACTTGAGTAGCGCAAAAAGTATTGTGCTGAGTGGAAGTCTATGGTATTTGCGGAGTCTGGAGTTGCAAAGTTGTCGACCAGAGTTGCCTCATTGTCAACTAAAACTCTTTGT